ACTACAAATATTAATGGTGGTATTTCGCAATTTAATACCAACACAGGTACAATTCATATGTGGATTAGACCTACAACTACTTTGGGTGTAGCATCTAGACATATTTTTGATTATGCCGGTTTCTATGGTTTGGCAGTAGAATCAACTGATAACTCAGCATTAAATAGAATTCAATTTAGAGCTAGTTCATTGGGAAATAGTGGACAGTTTACAACATCATTATCATCAAATGTATGGTATATGATTTCAGTAGCATTCCAACCAAATGGAACTTGTACGGTTTACGTTGATAAAACATCGATAGGAACCTACACATCATCAGCATTTACTGCACCTTCATCTACTAACTTCTTAACAATTGGTAGTAATAGTGGAAGAACAACATTTTGGAATGGACAAATAGGACCAGTATTGTTCTATAATACATTACAAAACGCAGCAGCAGTAGGACAAGTATATGATTATTTCTCACCAACATATAAATAGTATTTATTGTTTTGAGATTTAATATTATATTTATATTAGATTTAAACTAACTTTATAAATTAGACATAACATGGCAGAAAAAATCGTATCTCCTGGTGTATTTACGAGAGAAAATGACCTTTCATTTTTACAACAAGGTGTAGCAAACATAGGTGCAGCATTCATTGGACCTTTTTTAGAGGGACCTGCGGTTCCAACAATAGTAAATTCACAAGCTGAATTTGAAACTTTATTTGGTAAAGCAGATGGAACATATTTGACTCCGTTAGCAGTACAAAATTATTTAAGAGAAGCAGGAACTGCAACTATTTGTAGAGTTGTTGGTAAAGGTGGGTATACTGAACAAAATCCAATATTAGTGCATGTGTCTAGTTCAGCAGGTATTACGGCATCTGCAGTATTATTCAACACAGATACCGATACAACAGGATTTACAGGAGCAACAACACAGGCAACAAGTACTTTTTTAGAAACAAGAATAATATCATCGGAATTAGTAAGTTCTACCGCATCTATTGATCCAGAAAGTCCAAATAGTATAGATAAAGTATTTGGAACATCTCCATATGGTAGCAAAGGTGGATTTACTTATGCATACTTTAAAAACTTAACGTTACCAACGGACTTGACTGCAAGTATAGATGTTCACGTATTAAGTGGGTGTTGGTAATTCTGCAAATACAAAAGTAAAAATAGGTATTACAAATATTAAAGCAGCTGGTTCTGTAAATGGAACGGATTATGGTACATTTACCATTGTAGTAAGAGATTTCAATGATACAAATAAGAAAAAAATAGTATTAGAAACTTTCTCTAATGTAACTTTAGACCCTAATTCTCCTAATTACATCGCAAGAGTAATTGGTGATAGAAAATTATCAATTGATGCATTGGGTAAAATAAGTGAAAGTGGTGATTGGTTAAATAATTCAAAATATGTAAGAGTCCAAATGGCCGCAGGAGCTGCAGCAGCACCTGTACAAGCAGTACCATTTGCACACGATGCATATCAATTGTTTGTTGAAGCAGATGGATTTGCTGGAACAATACCAGCAGTAACATTCTTAACCGCATCGGCAACACAATATGGTGGTATAGATTTAGATTTCAATACTGATAATAAAATTTATATGAAACCAATTCCAGTAGATGCTGGAAATGGTTCAAATGTAGTATTCGGATTAGATGCAGCAAATGGTGGAAACAAATCATTAGATGATACTATAACACCAGTTTCTGAAAGAAATTTCGTTGTAGCATTCCAAGAAGGATTCGATGGTATGAGCCCTGCAATTAGAATTAATAAAGGAGCTGATATTTCAAACACTAATTCACAAGGTTTTGATTTAAGTTTAGCAACTTCATCTGGTTCGGTAGCATATGGTAAACATATTGCAGCATTATCAAACGCTGATGAATTTGATATCAATATGATTGTAACTCCTGGTGTTGTAAGAAGATTACACCCATCGGTAGCAACTTCAGTTTTAGATATGGTTGAACAAAGAAATGATTGCTTCTATATTATGGACCAAACCGCAGCAGGTGACTCAATTGATTTAGCAACTGACCAATCTGGTGATGTGGATTCAAATATGGCAGCAACTTATTATCCTTGGATTAAGACAGTTGATATAAACACAAACAAACTTATCACAGTTCCACCATCAGTATTACTTCCAGGTGTGTTCGCAGCAAACGATAGAGTAGCAGCAGAATGGTTTGCACCAGCAGGTTTAAATAGAGGTGGTTTAGTTGGAGCAGTTGGTGTATTGAATAGATTGACTCAATCAGAAAGAGATACATTATACGAAGCAAAGGTAAATCCAATTGTAATATTCCCAGGTGTTGCAAATCCAGTAGTATTCGGACAAAAAACTTTACAAGATAAACCATCAGCATTAGATAGAATCAACGTAAGAAGATTATTATTGAGTGTTAGAAAATACATCGCATCTACTTCAAGATATTTAGTATTCGAACAAAATACATCTACAACAAGACAAGCATTCTTAAACATTGTAAATCCTTATTTAACAGGTATTCAACAAAACCAAGGTTTATACGCTTTCAGAGTTGTAATGGATGAGAGTAATAACACACCTGATGTAGTTGATAGAAACATTATGAAAGGTTCTATCTACTTACAACCAACTAAGACAGCTGAATTCATTCAAATTGATTTCAACATCTTACCAACAGGTGCAACTTTTGAAGGATAATTTAAAAAACAAATATTTATATAAAATAAATAAATAAATCGAAGAAAATGCCAAACGTTTTAACATACAACGAGATTTTTTACAAACAATGGGAACCTAAATTAGCCAATAGATTCTATATGGAATTTACTGGAACTAATATCCCAGCGTATATGGTAAAAACAGCAAACAGACCTACTTTTACATCGGAAGTTGTTGAATTAGACCACATCAATGTGAAAAGAAAGATTAAAGGTAAATCAAACTGGGATGATATCACAGTAACATTATACGACCCAATCGTTCCATCTGGAGCACAAGCGGTAATGGATTGGATTAGATTATCACATGAATCTATTACAGGTAGAGATGGTTACGCAGCATTCTACAAAAAGAACATTACTTTCTACGCTTTAGGACCAGTAGGTGATAAAGTAGAACAATGGACTTTAGAAGGGGCATTTATCTCTCAAGCTAATTTTGGTGAGATGGATTGGAGCAACGCAACAGATCCAGTTTCAATTGAATTAACATTGACTTTCGACCAAGCTATCTTAGAATACTAATCGAAATAAAAATTATAAGAAAAGGGGAGCAGAAATGTTCCCCTTTTTATTTTTTCATAAATAAGATATATATAATAAACAACAAAGTTATATTATGGAGCAAAATTTAGAGCCACAATTTTCAAGAGGATTAGGACCTCAACCACAACAATCGCAAAAAGCATATCCGTTTCCTACGGAAGTAATTAGTTTACCATCCAAAGGATTGTGTTATCCAGAAGGACATCCGTTAGCAAAAGGTGAGATTACAATTAAATTATTGACTGCTAAAGAAGAAGATATTTTGACTTCTACTAATTTAATTACAAAAGGAATTCATATAGATAAATTATTGGAATCTATTGTAATTGAATCTGGAGTTAAACCAGAAGATTTGTTAGTTGGTGATAAAAATGCAATATTGGTTGCAAGTAGAGTATTGGCATTTGGACCAAACTATCAGGTGCAAGTTACAGACAAATATACAGGTGAACAAGAAGAAGTAAATATAGATTTAGGTAAAATACAAGTTAAAGAAATAGATGAATTATTATTAAATAGACAAAACGAATATGATTTTACTTTACCTGTTTCAAAAACACCAATTAAATATAAATTATTAACTCACGGTGATGAAATTGCAATTAAAAAGGATGTTGAAGCAATGACAAAATTAACACAAATGGGTGGAGAAATTACAGCTAGATATAGAAGAATAATTGTTGAAGTAAATGGTTCTAGAGATTTGGCAATAGTTTCGGATTTTGTTTCTAATAAATTATTAGCAGGTGATAGTAGGTCTTTAAGAAAAGAAATTCAAAGAATAACTCCTGATTTAAATTTTACATTCGAACACATTTATTCTACGGGTGATACGGAGGCACTTCGTATACCTTTTGGGGTTGACTTTTTTTACCCTTCCGAGTGATTATAGTGTAGTATTACACGACCAAATTTTTCAGATGATGTATTATTCC